AGCCAGCCACAACAACCTGTGCGTTTTCATGACATGTGTTGCGTCAGCAATTAGGTCATAACCTTCTTCCACCTTCATGATCGCCTTCGTTCGCATGTGGCGGGTGTAGGCGTTCACGTCCATGTCCTTGATTGCCCGAATGGCGTCAATGTTGTAAATGTGTTCATTGCCTGTTTTATTGTTTCGAACCCAGGTTGATTTGCCTGCACCTGGTGCGCCCATAAGTACCGTGATCACTGGTGACCCCAACCTTTACCCTTGAATTGAATGCCAAAAGTTGAGTAGACCCGACTCATGTTTTGCCCGCAGCAGATTGGTTGCCGTTCTTCATGGATTGACTTATCCACTTCAACACGGATTTTGCACACCGTGCATTCAAACTCATAGATTGGCATTTGAAGTCCCTATCTGTGCAACCCCCATGACTTCGCACTTCGTGCATTGAATTACTTCCACACCTTCGGGCAGATTGTCCGTGATTTTGTGAATTAGTTGAACCGTGATCTTCTTGCATTTGCGACATTCAAATTGCACTTTGTCCATAGTTGGATTTCCTTAAATTCTCGATTGGCTGAAGATTGATTTGCGTCACCCACCAATTGGGTTGCTTACTGTGCCGATACTTCGGGCGTTGTGCCATTGCAATGGGAATCCACCCTGCAATGAAATAATGCGGTGACTGACCTGTTACCAACACCGCAATGTCGGTTGGTCGATCGTATTCATGAATTATCAGCTGACCGGTGACGTACTTAGTCCAGCGGACTTCGATCGCATTGCCTACGTCAGCCTTGACCTTGAATTTGTTTTCATACGGGTTGAAAGGTAGATCGAAGTATTTTGCAACAACCCATTCGCTGCCGATTGCTTCAGCCGATTCAACCAAGTATTCGAACGTTCCCAATTCCTTTTGATGACGTTGCGGGTTGTCCATAAATTTGCGATTGTCCACCTGCAATTTGACCGCTGCTAACATGCAAACGGTTTCTTCTTCACGGGTCAGTGTCATTTTCATCTGCAAGCACCGCATAACCAGGCAAGTTTTTCGCCCGCCTGACCCACTTTGTAACCGAATGCGTCCAGTTTCATGACCTTCGCGCACCCGTCGCATTGTTCGACTTTGTATTCGGCAATTACTTCACCGTTCTTCATAAGTTTTGCAGTCATGCTTTGTGGATAGATTATTTCGACGTAATCGCTCATTGGGCACGCCACTTTCCATTTGAACCGAACATGTACCAAATGGGTTGACATTGATTTGCTTTTTCACGTTCAGGGCAGAAATACCCCGCCCAGTCGTCACCGTTTTTCTTCTTGCCTGTTTTCCATAAACGGTGACCGTGTTCGCACTTCGGTGCTTCTTCGACGATCTGACCGCCCAATTGCCCGTCGATCTCAGCAATGGCGTCACGCAATGTTGTTCCGTCAGCTGATGAACCAAACGACGGTGTGCCAGCCATTTCGGCTTCGCCTGCGGTCTTGAAACTAGGCACGTCACCAAACTTCTTTGACCACGGGTCATAATCGTCAGCCGTCGATTTTGCAACGGTCGTGCTGATCGTTTCGACCTTTTCCATGTCTTGACGCGTTGGTCGCTTATCCGTACCCAGCAACAAACCAATGGCGCGTCCAATGCTGGACGTGACCGTGTCTTCGCAGAAAAATTTCTTCATTTGAACGTTGTACGTTGCCACGTTGCCGAAGGCGTAATCGATCGCCGAAGGTTTTTCGTCTTCGTACTCTTTGAAGATTTGGGTCTGAACTAGAATGTAACCCTTTTCAGCATTGAATTCGACAATGTGATTTTCAATGCGCCCTGAAGGGTGTGTTTCCCAAAAACGCTTGATTCGTGCCGCAACGTCTTCGTAATTGTCTAGGAAGCCAGCCATTATTTGACCGCCTTGTTTGCTATGTGGCGAACCATTGCTTTACGGCGTGCAATGCCTTCGCGCTTGCCTTCTTTGAAGCCTTTTGCGTAACCCGCAGCCGCTGAAATAACCATAAGAATGATCACCAGCACCAAACGCCCCAATGTTTCAGGGTCAAGTAGATCAAGTACCATTTTGAATTCTCCCGATTCTAGGCGGTAGGACTACCACCTGAACTCAGGGTGACGCATGATTGGCGCGCGGTCAAGAACCTTGCGTGTTTGTCGGCGTGTCGATCGGCTTTGGCTTTGATTTCAGTCCATTGCCAGCAAGTACGCCGCCCAATGACCCCGTCAGAAAAATTGCCAGGGTTTTCAATAAATCAATAAATGCTGCGTCATTGGGTGCTTGTGCCCCGATTGGTTGCGTCACGAAAATGAGCGCATAAGTGATTCCAATTGTGACGATCAAAAACACCATTGCCAGGGTTGTGCCAATTATCAAAATCAGCTGCGCGTGGACTTCTTCGGGTGACTTACGGCGTGCGGGTTTGTTGCGATTCAATTCCAAGTATGTCGTCAGTGCATGTTCCAGTCGGGACGCATTGCGGCGGCTGGCATTGCGGCTTTGACCAGTTTTCAAATTCTTGACATTCATAACGAATCCACCCCTGATACCCGCATGCGGACTGGGTTAGTGCAAGTGCCCAAACCAACCCAGCCGCTGCGAATCTGCGGTTCACTTCCCCGTAGAACCGAAGGCTTTGTCGTTTGGGTTTAACCAGCGCAAAATCACTGGTGCAACCGCTGCAACCCCTGCCATTGCAAGGGTCTTCGGGTCAGTAACGCCCGCCATGTATAGGGCAAGTGCTGCTGCCATGAATGAACGCGCCCATGACGCGATCAAGGCTTTGGCTTCGACCATTTTTTCGTCTCCTTCTTTGGCTTCGCTGCCGTTGTAGGTATTTCGATTTTTGGAAATTCGCCCTTATACGGCACAAACTTTGGAATGCCGAAACCGACGATTTCCTTGCCTTCACCGTACGAACGAACCTTCACCATTACCATGCCGCCATTGCGCTGGTCGCCTGTCCCGCTGGTATTTCCTTCGATCGTCAAACATGTTTTTGAATCGATAAGTCCGACAACAATGCCAATGTGAGAAATGCGATCGACACCGTCATGCGGAAAGTCCATAAAAGCCAAATAGCCTAATTGTGGCATGTTTGACCAACGCTGGATTTCCTTGAATTTGTGTGCGCCAATTGCAGTGCTGACAACCGAATGAATCTTGACCCCAGCCGTGTGGCAAACGAAATTGACGAAACTTCCGCACCAGGGCAAACCGTCGGCTTTTGTAAATTTGCCGTACTTTGTCAGGTTGTCGCCTTCTTCAATTGTGCCGACTTCAGCTACTGCGACTTCGATCAACCTGGCGTTTGTGCCTTGTGGGTAACTCACGAGAGCAGTAATTTCGCTTCGTCGTCAGTAATTCCCAGTTTGGCAAGCAATGCAGCCTTTTCGATTGCTTTGGCTTCTGCTGCGACAAGTGCTGCGGCATTTGCTTTTTGAGAATCTAAACGCCTTTTTGTTTCCGTGGGAGTTTCTTCGCGTTCAGTAATGGTTTCTTCACCTGTTTCAGCGTTGAATTCTTTTTCAATAATTTTCATCATTTCTCCTTATGCGCTCGTATAAACATAAACTCGACCAGCATCAAAATTTCCGTCATTGCTGAAAACACTTACACTTGAAACTGTCGAAGTGCCAGTGTAAACGCCCGAAGTATTGAACATGACTGGTGTTGCATTTCCTGCGTAACTTGCACCACCATTTGCGTTAAATACTTTTCCACCTGATGAATTACAACCTTGCAAAATTACAGCACCCACAACAACTGAAGCGGCGTTTGCACTCATGTTACCTAAACCAATCATCCAATCACCTGTTGGCGTGAAATAACCTTCAGAACCGCCTGCTATGTTTGCGCCATAAGTGGCTGGAACTTGGATGTAATTACCTGCTTGCCAATATTTTGAAGTAGAATCGCCATTGATTCTTACACCAATACCAGCATTTATATTTGCAGATGAAGCACCGTCAACAAAAACCAAAATGCTATCTTTTCCAGAAATCCCAGATACGGTGATCGTCGCTGCACCCGTCAAAGCGGTACCGCCTGCATTTAACAAACTGAAATTTTTACCAGTTGCGCTTGGCGCAGCCCATGTTGGCACACCCCCTGCAACCGTCAAAACGTTGCCAGTTGAACCAATAGCCAAACGCGCTGGTGTTGATCCGCTTGATGAATAAATCGTGTCGCCTGTTGTTGTCATTGGATTTGTCATGCCTGCGGAATCAGTACCCCAAACAAAATCCATGTCAGTGTTTGAATTCTTTTTCAGCACCTGACCAGTTGTGCCGCCTTTAAGATCAGCCAGTGATGTGTCAACCGCCTGCCCAAAAACTTCAAAATCGGCTGGAAGGTCTGTGACCAGGTCGCTCGACGTCGGCATTTGCCAGTTGAAATTGCTTGTTGGATTCGCCATTTGTTCCCCTTTTCTACGCCACTATTGTGGCATTTGCCCAGTCTAAAGTCGGCGACACGCTTGTCCATGTTTCAGTCACTGGCACGTCATTCCAACGCATTGCCTGCAATGAATAAGCCAATGGTGACAATAACAATGTAACGCTCAAACGGTTATAGGCAGCTTGAAACGACCAGCCTTCGACGAAGCCCTGGAATGTACCCGACGCCATGTTCAACGGCAGGTTGTTCAACGAAATGGCTTCACCCATAAAAACGTTGATCAACGCGTCACGGTCAGCATTGTCAATTTCAGGGTTTGTCAGGTCAAACGAAATTTCACTGAAGATTGGCTGGGGTTGGGCACGCAATGACAAATAGAAATTTGCCTGCGCCAACGCGTCAGCTGAATTGTGCAAGGTTGTTTCGATAATTTGTGCAAGCGTGCCGTAAAGGGCAATTGAATTGGCGTCACTGGCTGATTGTTCGCTGCTGCTGGTTGCGTCATACTTAATCGTTAAGGAATTTCGGACGTCACCAACGCGGGTTTGAATTCGAAGCCCAGCGGCGCGGGCATGATTCGCGTCAAGGTCAACGTAACCGTTTGCGGCAAGGTAATTGGTGCGGTGTGTGGAATCTGCGTACCCAATACGCCCCTGGGCGTCCTCGTAAATGTAACCCAGCCCCGACGTTGCCAACGCTGAAACCAGTGAATAAACGTCAATTCGTTCTGATGAACGGGCTGCCAATTCGTAATTGCCTGGACGGTCGATTTCGCCCAAACCGTTATTTTCAGCAGTTGCCCATGTTGTGCCCGCTGGTGTGTATGTTCCCCACGTAACCGAACCAGGGACTTGCGCCCAGGTATTAAATAAAACGTCACTGAGAATGTCATAAATCTGATCACCGTCAAACTCTTTGGAAAGAACGCCGTTGGTCAATGCCTTTGGCAAACGTGCCAATGCGCCCAATGCGGTGATCGAATAAGTCTGCGTGAACATTGTTGTGCCTACGTCGCGAACTTCCAAACCAATGTCAACAACGTTGCCGCCAAAAATTGAAACAAATGTGTTTGAAGTATTTTTGACCTGAACCGAAATTGTTGAATTGATCGTCACCGGGATTGCAGTTTGATTAACGTCGATCAATTGAAGATTTACATAACCCGCTTGCGCCTGTTCGTAAATGTTTGTTCGACCGCTGCGAATGATTAGGTTTGCCAAAACGGCGTCGGTGTATTCAACGCCGTCAATTTCAACCTTCCAAATTGGTGACCATTGCGTCATGCTATTTGAAGGCTTCCTGCACCACCCGTGCCACGGTAAAACGAATCGTTCAAGGTTTCAACAATTGTCCGTGCAGTGCCTTCGCGATCAAACGCGCCTGTTACGGTCAGGTTGATTGTTGTACCCATGCCCGCGTTTTCTGCCATTCTAAAACGACCAGGGTCAAATGAACCTGAAACAATTCCCGCCGCAGCTGACGCAGTTGCTGCAACCGCCCCTGCAATACCGCCACCAGTTGTGCCACCGCCTGCGGTTGTTGTGCCCCCGCTGGTTGCCGTTGTCGTTCTTGTTGTTCCTGAACTTCCCACCGCGCCGCTTGTAGAAAATGACGCACCACCTGGCATTGTGCCGCTGAACCCACCCGTGCCAGTTGTTGCACCAATTTTGCCAATTGGCGGAATGTCTTTACCTGTTTGAATAAGGTTGTAACCCTTGATAATCAAATTGATTCCGTCAATGGCAGTGTTCAACAATGGCTTAATCGCAGCCAAAACTTTTGCAATAATTGTGATGACAACTTCAGCAATGTCGCCCACGACTGACAATGCCCCGCCAATTGCTGCACCGATTTTTGGTGCAATAAATTTGACCACGTCCCAAAATGTCGCGAATTCGTCCTTGCTATTCATGACTGCGGTTTTGACGCTATCGAAGACCGACTTCACGCCTTCAATGATTGGTGTGAATGTCTTTTTCAATGTTGTGCCAACGTCAGTGATTACCTTGCCAAACCCGTCGCCTTCGGTGAGACTGAACGCGTCAGTAAATGCCGTGATTGCTGGCAAGGCGTTTTTGTTGATGAATTCCAATAATGTGTTCAAGATTGGCAACAATGCCGTTCCCAATGTTTCCTTCGCTTCGTCGAATGCAACCTGAACGCGCGCGATTTTGCCTGCGTATGTGTCAGCGTTTGCGGCGGCTGCACCACCAAACAATTCAGTTAATCGACCCTGAACCTGTTCGAATGACATTGTTTTCAATTCGGCAGTAGATAAGCCAACGCCCAATTTACCCAGGGCAGCCGTGTTGCCGTCGTACGCCTTAGCAAGTGAATTTGCGATTGCTTCGACTGGCTTGCCTGTCGCTGCGCTGATGTCTAGCGCGGTTGAAAGTAAGTCCTGCGCCTTTGTAATGTCGCCCGTCGATCTAACAAGGCGACCCAATGCAGGGCGCAATTCGTCGTCAGCAACACCAGTCGCCAATGACATTTGAAGGATTGATTGTTCCGTCGCGGCAATTTGTGCCTGTGTTGCACCCGTGGCATTTTCCAACGCCAATGCCAATTGTGTTTGTGCCTTTTCGTCAGCAATTGCAGCCTTTACGCCTTCGATACCAATTGCAATTGCGGCAGCACCAGCAGCGGCAGCAGCTGCGGCGAATGCCTTACCGATTGCAACGCCTGCCTTGCCAACCTTGTCGCCAAATGTGTCGACGTCGCCTGACGCGGTTTTCAGCGATTTGTTCAGGTTGTCGACGTCACCAAGTATCGAAAGTTTAAGGGTACGACTGCCAGCCATTAGTCAAACTCCTTCACAACTTTGACGAATGCGTTTTCCCAACGTTTAACGATCTCAGGCTGGATTCTGCGCAATGTCGGATAGATAAACCAGCCGCGTGACCCGCGACCTTCACGACCTGACCACACTGGAAATTGCTTTTTCTTATTCGAACCGAATTCGTTACCTGCCCATAACTGTTGCGTTGTGCCGCCGCCTGAAAACTTTTGGGCTGCGAAACCGTAGGAAATTTCACCAATTTTTGATGACTTTGAAACTTTCGCACCAGTGGCAATTCTGACTTTTGCGGCTTGATTCGTGCCGCTGGTTGACGCGGCGTCGATCACGCTTGAACGAACATAGTCCGCCAATTCGCTGCTGATGACTTTTGCCTGTTTGGTTGCTTCTTCGTCCATTGCCTTGAACGAACGGGTTATGGCGCGCAATTCGGCTTTGTCATAACTGATCGCTTCAGTTGCCATTTGCCCGCCTTTCTAAAATTTCAAGTATCGTCAAAATGTCTTCGGCACTTTCAAACTCATTTGGGGATAGCCCCGTTGCCAGGGCTATCTCCCAAACGATTCGACTTAGGCTTCCGACTGGGTAACTTTTGGGTTTGCTTCACCGACGATCACTTCGGAAATGGTTTCCGTCCATGCTTCGATTGGCTTGACTGGTTTCCCAGCGGCTTCGCGCTTCATGGCGTGATAGGCGAGAAATACTAAATCAGAAATTCCGATTTTTTCCTGCGCCTGGGCAATGGTGTGACCCGATTGCTTCTCCCATTTCACCCACTCAGGCGGTGCCGCCGTGTAAGTGATTTGGTCGCCGTTGTTGTATTCAATTGTTATTGGTAACTTCATTTTTTCTCCCGATTGTTAATTCCTAGCTGAAGTTCTCAGTTGGTGTTCCCACGACTATGAATGATAGGTCAACGGTCTGTGCGTCAGGTGCTGACCCGCCGACTGCTGGGAATACTGGCATGACGTTGAATGTAAAGACTGCACCAGTCACGGCAGTCAATGAAACCGCCAAAACTGTGTTTGGTGCAGTTTCGCATGCAGTCCACAATGCTTCGCACAATGAACCTGACGCGCCCCAGTCAGCCAGCATTGAAATGTCAAATGTCCACTGATCGTCAATGTGCTTGTAAGCCTTGCCGTCAAGTGTCTGGTATGTCTCGACTGTTGGTGAATTTGCTAAGACTGCGCTGGTCGCCTGCGCGTCATAGTTAACGGTTGCAATGGTCACGACTAAATCGCGACCAGTAATGATTGTCGTTGGCATTTTGTCCCCTATGTTGTTTGTGTGTAGTACGTTGAAACGTTGATGTCCGCAACCAACATGGGCGACTGACCCACTTCAAGAACCGTCGGCTTTTCGATCTGACCTACAACGTATCCTGCGGGCATTGCCGCAAGAATTCCCATGATGAGTTTTTCCAGGTTATCTAATGACCCTGCGTTGCTATTTGAAGCAACAATGGCGGTGATTGCAAAATTGATTTTGACCTTTGTCGACGCCTTGCCTATCAAAACAACTTCCATGTAAGGCGAATCAGGCACGACCACAATGGCGGGCGGAATTGGCGATTCAGGAACGCTCGGGTACACGTTCGCAGATAACGCGCTGAAGGCGTTGGCTAAGGCTGCGCGTGTATCGGAAACGGCATTGGCTGGCACTTATTGCACAACCGTTTCAACGTCTAAGTAAGGCATAAGCAAGGTCGAAACACGATTGGTCAGGCTGCGCCCCATGCGGTACGGCGTTGAAGTGAAATCCACGCCTTCGATCTGTCCACCAGCGGCAACGCGTGACTGAAAGACTTCGACGCTGACTGCCAAAATTGCAGATTCGATTGGTGCGCTGGTTGCGTATAAATCAGCTGCTGAATAGCCCTGAAGGGTTGCAGTGCCCATTGGAATAATCTCGCGCAATGTGACATTTGATGAAGTCAATGCAGCGGTGAATGAATAAGGCGTTGCCGTCACGACTGTATGTGTCGCGGTGAATGGTGCTGGCAGACCAGTCACAATGACTGATTGACCTGCCACAAAATGATGATTTCTTTCGGTGTAGAAATAAGCAACATTTGATTCAAGTTTGTATGACTGAATTGCTGAAGTGTTTGCCACCAACATGGGCAAAATCACGGCTTCGCTGGTGTTGATTATTTCGTCCAAATAACTGTCACTGTATAAAGAGACGCTCACGCCTAGCACTGTTCGCAATTGACTGGCGGTGACAATACTAGGCATGAGCGTTCCTTTCGATCGGCTGCGGCGAGATCGGGAGAACCCGCCGCATGATTAGTTGTGGCGATTAGCCCTTGTTTACACCAAACGCGCCTGCTGCGATCTTTGTCGCAACTGCGCCGAATGAATAAACACCAACGGTGATTGAACCGTCAGCAGTTGATTCCGCACGCAACTGGTATGAAGTTCCTTCGTACCATGTGTATGCGTCAGGGTTGATGATCAAAATTGAATCATCTGTGTCTGTTGTCGCAGCAGTGTTTGCAGTGACGTATAGATCAAGACCTGCAACGCGTCCACGAAGTGAAGTTGGTGTTGCAACGCCTGGCTGATTCATTGGGTTTGTCACTTCGTTATAGATCGGACGACCTGAATCGTTAAGTGACATTACGTTTGACCACTGTGAAGTGTTCATAAGAATGTTGCGTGCAAATGGATTTGCAAGACCTGCGGTCGCTGCATAAACGCTTGCTGACCCACGTGCAACAACGCCAAGCAATTCAGCGGCTGTTGGGTAGGTTGTAATTGTTGTGCCGTCAGCAGTTGCGCCAGCGACTAGTTGTGCGTTTGCGTAAGCGTCTTGCGCCTTAGCCATAGCCGCAACCATGTTTCTGAGCAATTCATCATAAAAGAGGGGCGACGTGCGTGTCAGCAACTCAACTGAGAATTTTTGTTGACCCGCGAATTTCTTGACGTCAACTGATAAAAACGCACTGTTCTGATCTGTCTCTGAAAAATTGCGTCTTCTGCTACAACTGCAACTGTTGGTGCAACAGTGATCTTTGGAATTTCAAATGTCATTCCAGCGTCAGGCAATGTGCCGCGAGAAATCGCGTCAATGCTTGGGCGGATTGTTGTTGATAGTCCGTTGATAACTTCTGACAACTGACGTGTAGGAACAAGTCCTGCGTTGTCTGTTGTGTTGTCAGCTGCTAAAACGTACTGGCGTGCAGTCTCGTCACCTGTTGCAGCAAGAACCTTATTTTCAAGGTACTTAGCAGCAGTGATTTCAATGCGTGGTGTTGCTTTCCAACCACCAACTGCGTTTGCAGTTGCGGTGATTGACTGGGCGGCTTCAACCGTTTCGGCGGTTGCAGCGTCTTTGACGGTGTCTTCCACTTCGTCTTCTCCTTCTGTTGGTTGTGGTGCTTCAGTTTCGATTGTCGAATCTGAAATTTCTTCTTCCGTTGCGGCAACTGATTCAACGCGTGCTGATCGAATTGCAGGTTCGCTAGTTAGTGCAACACCTGTCAACTCACCAGCAAGAATGCGCACTGTGCCGTCTTTCAATGTTTCGTATTCGTCAAATGAAACTTCAACGCTGAACCCGTCGCGCAAACCTTCCTGCGCTTCAACCAATGCGTCGTTGCCCGCAGTTGTTTCAGCAATTTTGAATGTTGCGTCAATGCCCTGGTCATTTGATTCGATTGAAAGTGTCTTGCCAATTCGACGTGTACGGTCGTGTTCAAGATTAAGCAAAACCGCAGTCGGTTCAATTGAATTTCTTGCAAACTGCACTTTACCGATTGAAGCGTTGCCAGTTTCCTCAAACGTTACAATGCGCCCGGTGATTGTGCGACTGTTTGAATCTGCCGCCGTGATTTGCATTGGTGTGATTACTTTTTTCATAGCAGCATGTCTTCTTCCTCGCGTATTTCGTCGATCGACATTGCGCCGATACGATTCAAGATTTCATAAACCTGCGCGCGCTCGTAAGGGTTACCGCGTAGGAAGTCGTCAAGATCAAATGAAACGCGGTTGCCTGCTGGTGTGAAATCAGCAAATGACAAACGTTGTTCGATAATTGACATGTAATTTCTAAACGCAAAATCAACCAGGTCGCGACGCTTATCAAGCGCGTTTGAATAAGTAAATGAAGACTGTTGTGAATCCGTGAAGTATGCAGGCAAACCGCATGCACGTGAAAGTTCAAGTGCGACATAATTGCGAGCTTCGTTCAGCTGAAGATTCTTCGGGTCATAACCCAATGTTTCAAGCGTTACGTCAGCATTCAAAAACGCCGTTGATTTGTTAGCCCGTGCCGTACGCCATGCACTCAGCAACTTTGAAACGCGATCGGCTGGAAGTGATGTGCCGTTTGATTTCAAAACCATTTGTGGAATTGGTTCAACTGCAAAATTCATTGCAGCGCGTTCAAGCGCAGCCGCAGCCTTGATCGTACGACCTGCACGACTCAGCAAACCTTCTTGCGTACCCTGGAAAACAACCAGGTTTGACGGGTCGACATAAGCACCGTCAATTTGATACGAAACAATTTCATAACCCATTCCATTGGTCTGAATGGTTACACGCTCAGGTGCAATTCTTTCCATTGCGCGAATTTTTCCCGTATCAGCATACCTATCCATAACAAATGCATAAGCACTGGGAAAGAAGAACAAGTCTGAAATAATCCATGACCAAAACGTTGTCCCTGGGATACGTGGGTCAGGTTGATTGATCACACGCGGTTGTGAAACCTTTTCGCCTGTTGCTTCATTGCGTGTGTGCATTGGAAGTGAACCAATGGTTTGAATAATTCCCAACGCGCGGGCGCACGTAGGCACGCTCATTGCTTCGGCACGCGAAGCCGTTATCACGCCGCCAAATAGGAATAAATTTCCTACTTCCGAATAGTACGGCGCGATAGCAGCTGCGTCCACGTTGGCGGCTTCGACTGGAACGGCAGCCTGAACCTTTGGCGTGAATAGATCGAAAAATCCCATGCGCAAATTGTGTCAGGCTTATACGATCAACCCACCATGATGTCAAGATCATTCTCTGGGCGTGTCGCAAAATGTGTTGCAAGTGCAACTGCAACTGCCCCGCAAACGACTGATTGTGACGCCCGCCGTCCAATTACCCAACCACCGTCACCACGACGCAATTGCACCGCCGCCAAAACTTCTTCGGACAATTGCGCCTGACCACGGTGTTTCAAACGCCCTGAATTGATCGCCGACAACATTTCGTCGCATGCCTGCGGATAAACCCCGTCCATGTCGAAAATTGGAATTCCAGCAGGTGCAAGGCGTGCGGCTACCGCTGCGCTGGTCTTTCGACTGTAAAGCACGTATTCGGTTGGATACTTTCGGGCGTAATCGGCAAGGTCGTTGGCAATTGCTTTGTCGTCCAGTTGAAGATCGTTTTGCCAGGTGTGCAGCAACTTCACAACAAATTGTTCGCCCCCGATTTTCTGCGCCCCAACCAATGAAGCATGTCTTCGATCCGGCGAAAGATCGATTGCCAGCCAGGTCAGTTTGTCAATGTCAAGATCAGCTGATTTGTCCAGGCAATTACCCCACGAAGCCGCGTCGACTGCGCTATTGATTGCAACAACCCAACGGCACAACACTTCGGTCATGACCACGTCAGGCGGGTCGTTCAATACTGATTTGATGTTGTCGGCGTGAATCAGTGTGCCCATTGAAGGGTTTGAATGACGGGCATTCTCCACGCTGATTTCGTCGGTTGGTGCTGACCATTCAAAATAACCAATGTCGTCGGCGACCCCAGCAATTGAAGCCAGGGCACGATCGCGGAATTGATTCAACACCACGCTGCTGGAATCGCCCGCGTTTGTGTACGCCATGACCATTGGATTGGTTGCAGCCATAAGGGTGTAGCGAAGCGACGCAAAACTTTCAATGTCGGTCATTTCGCGCAATTCGTCCAGGTGAATCGTCGAAGGTCGGGAAACACCACGGGCAGCCGAACCGCCCGCACGCACAATGAAGCGGTTACCCGTCAGGGTTTCGATTTCCTCGCCACCATGTTGCCAGCGAATCTTCTTGACCTGTTTTGCCAGGTTGTCATTGCCTTCAATGATCTGAACCATTGCCCTGAACTGTTCCAGCGACGTGGAAAGGCGGTGCGCCGAACCAATTTGCAGATTTTCGTCCCATAGGAAAAGACCGCCCAGGATTCTGATCAGCTGCAAAAAGGATTTGCCATTCTGACGTGCAACCACAATGGTGTTGACGGGTGAAGCCCAGCGTCCGTCAGGCTTGACTTTGTGTGTGTGAATGAGCGTTGGCAAGCATTGCAGGCGTTGAAGATGACATTGGGTATTTCGAATGGTCAGCACCGACGGACGAAATTAGCGTGGAAAACGCACGGCACGCCAATCCTTCAATGGGCACACTGATTC